TCTCTAGCAACTTCAGTTACGTAGCGTCCGACTGCTTGTCTTGCGTAACCTGATCCAGCTATAGGGTCTGACAGCTGAGACTCAAGGTCGGCAACACTGTTGTAGAAGGATGTCTTGTAGTAATAAGCTACTGTTCCAGTTGTGTCATCGTATGATGTTTGTTCATTCTTATTATCAGCGTCTATGGCAACGGTAGCTAGTGAGGTATAAGTTCCATCTACACCAGTAGTTGAACGGTAGAACTTAATCTGGTTATAGCTAAGTATGTATACTGGATCACCTTCATCGTGAGAAAAAGTAGTAGCAGTGAATGTTAAAGCAGTACCAGCACTAACAGATCCGTTGATATCTGTTATCTCAGTACGCTCGTAACCAGACTCCCCAATTTGGACAAGCGCATTATCAGTAAACCTATCATTGTTTTTTACAGCTACAGTAGTTGCACCCGCCGCATAAGCATCAGTAAGAAAGGTTTTCTCCAGATTCTCAGTAGGTGGGTTATAGGCGGTTATCTTCATGTTTGTTTCCTTTTAAGTTTTAGTTAATCATCGATTTCGGACGATCTGATTTGACATTAGGGATTTGATGGTCTATGTCTATACCTATAATAGTACTATCTGACTCAACACTCAAGCGTGGCTTGTCTTTTTTAACAGAAGAGACATTGACGTCTTTATTAATAACCATTACCGGAGCTCCAGGTTGGTAAATAATAAAGAAGTCTACTACCAAATTGTCAAGAGTAAGTACGGCTGATATATCTTGAGGATCAATTACTTGATTTTGAGCAATGCTGCCGTTGTCAGTAATTAAAGAAAAGTCTAGGCCTTGGCCCACTACAGTATGGTTCTGCGATAAAGAGCTTGTATCTGATGTAGCCACAATGCTTATATCTTGCGTACCAATAACATAGTTTTGGACTATTGTGGTAGAGTCTTCAGCCAAAACAAGACTAATCCCGTTAGAGCCTATGACTTGAGTTTGAGTAATAGTAGCTATATCAAGCGCTAGGATAAAGCTAATATCGTTAGACCCAATTACATGATTTGTATTTATGACAGGAGAATCACTAGTAATCGCAAGGGATATGTCTGTAGAAGCAACAACGTGGTTCTGGTCTACAGTAGTACTGTCCGTTTGAGAAACAATACTTATGTCTTGAGTGCCAATAACGTAGTTCTGTCCTATACTAGTTTCGTCTTCTGTTAGAACTATAGAAATATCTTGGGAGGATATTACGTGGTTCTGACTAATACTAGAAGAGTCTTCAGTAAGCGTTAGGGATATATCATTTGGAAGGATTTGATCATCTGTATTTATACTTCCGGAGTCTTCCGTTAGCACCACGCTAATATCATCTGTAGCAATGACATGATCCTGAGAAATAGCGGTAAAGTCTTCGGTAAGGACAATAGACGCGTCAGCAGGAGATATAAGAGTATTCGTCTCCTCTACGGACGTATTGTCCATTGTGAGAGCCACAGAGACGTTCTGAGAGGCTATAACGGAATCTTGCAATATGGACGTGTTATCTTCTGTAAGTCCAATAGACACGCTCTGAGAGCTTATAATGTGATTCTGCTCTATTGTGGCGTTGTCCGCAACAATCGAGAAGGCTATGTCATTAGAAGCAATAACGTGGTTTTGAGTTATAGTAGCAACGTCAGAATTAATAGCAAGCGATATATCGTTAGAGGCTATTGTGTGGTCGTCACCAGCAACAAATTCAAATAGTATTTGGTCTGTGGATAGTGTTTCTTCAGAAGAGAAAGTAACCTCTATTTCCATTCTATTTAAAGATGCATTGTGAGCTCTAAACGGGTCACCACCTACAGACGAAAAACGATACTCAAGAGCTTGCAACTTAGCCCAAGTCCATCCTCCGGTCGGAGTGTTCATTGTTCTCCAAGAGTTCCACGAAGTTGTCGGCCAAGACCCTCCTCCAATTAACTCCCCTCCAAAGAACGAAGGATCTAACCCTTCTGAACTTGAAAGTATATCACCAAAATAATCTGAATCGGCGTCAATGGCACCATAGACTCTAGCTCTAACCTGAGTTATTGTGCCGCCAGAAGATGGAGCGTTTGTACCAAAAGTAGATGCATTAACCCCATTTCCGAATTCAGCATTAGTACCAGTATCACCGTCTTCTGCATTAGCGGTGTCCGTCCAGCCTGCCTTTGTGCCGAAAGGTGTGTCCGAACCGTCGAAATAGTATGTGCTAATAGCCATTACGAAACTACCTGATAAATTCTAGCAGTCACGACATCACTCTGGTAGTAATCAGTTAGAGAAGATGTCTTAGAACCAGTTAGTGTGAACTCTGTATCGGCAGCAGTAGAGCCATCTGACTGTAGTGTTTCCCAAGCTGAAGTATCATCGTTATAAATCTGCAAATAAACTGTCTCACTAGACGGAGCCAATGTAGTCTTGCCCTTCCAAGTAATTTCTATTGTGTCTGTAGAGTTAGTATGGGTGTACTTGAATAATTTAACAGCGTTGTCAGAAGCTTCCAAGTCGAAGAATGTGTCATCGTCCGTTTCTACTTCACCCTTTTCGGCTATGGTGAAGTTACCAGACAAGTCGGTATCGTCAGACCCAAGAGTAGACTCGTCTTCGTAGGTGTAGTTCATATTCCCAAACGGATCAACTACAGTTCCGTCTATCGTTAGGACTAAGGAGGTGTCCGTTGAGGCTATGATGTGGTTCTGGGTTATAGACGTGCTGTCTATAGTCAAAACACTTGATATGTCTTGAGTGTCTAGAACAGAGTTAATGAGCAAAGAGCTTGTGCCTATTGATAAAGTATGAGAAATACTGTCTGAGGCTATTACGACGTTCTGGACAACAGAAGTGTTATCTATAGAAATACTTAAAGCGATACTGTTAGGAGACAGCGTAACACTTATACTTCTATCAGATTGTCCTGGGTATATTTCGCCTAGGTAAAAGCCACCTAACATGGTTTACCCCCTAGGCCGTTCTCTCGATTCGTTTTGTTTTTTTATTTTACGCATTATTTTCCTTGTTTATGTGCTACTAGGCAGTTCGCTTGGCGACCTTTGTTCTGTGCTTGATTGTATTAGATGACTCATTTATTTAGTTATTGCAATTAAGCAGTTCTTTCCCAGACGTAGACTGCTTGGTATGGAGGAATCGTAGAGGCTGAGTCTGTGTCACCACCAAGACCTGCACCACCTGTTGAGGTGCCGCCTGCTGATGTTACGTTGGTACCAAGGTTGTTTGTAGTTCTGTTTATGGCATAGCTGTCTGCCGTAACCTCTGTGCCTACAATAGCTTCTTGATTGCCATCCCAATCCATTTTTGCGTAACCATCATCAGATAGTGGGTGTGTATGCGTTGCAGACCCACCAGTGCCAGTATACGTTCCACCCCTAGCGACTATAAACTTGTCTGTAATAGCAGTCCAGGTATTACCAGATTGTCCTGGCAGATAAGTTGATGGGTTAGCTGAGTTACTTTTATTCTCATAGATTGTTCCTACTGGGTAGAAGTCTGGGAACGTGTTGCTTGAAGCAGATAGGTCTTTATTAGTCAAAGAAGCAGCTGCTGCACGTTCTGTAGCGTTAGAGGTGTTGTCTACGTTACCGAGTCCTACCATAGTAGAAGTAACGCCACTAACTGTACCTGTGAAGGTTGGGCTTGCTAGGTTGGCCTTTAGGTTGAGTGCTGTTGTAGTGAACGCAGTAGTGGCAATACGTGTTGTACTGTTGCCCGCAGTTTGTGTTGGTGCTGTAGGTGTCCCTGTTAAACCAGGAGAAGCTAAGTTAGCTTTTAAGTTTAGGGCTGTTTGTTGAGCTGTCGATACAGGCTTACCAGCATCAGTTGTGTTATCTACGTTAGATACGCTAGAGGCTGTTGCTGCGTTGTCTGCTTTAGTTCCCTGTGCTGCTGTTGCGTAGTCACTTGTATCAAAGGCTTTTACTTGGGCGAGATTGGTTACTTCCTCGTCCATTAGTACGCCTTCAGCAGCAAAATCAAAGTCTGCTGCAAACACAGCGTTAGATATTCTCCACCCAACTGCTATAGACTTAGCAGTAGTATCACCTTCAGCTCTTACTATTGTCAGGGTGTCCGTTGATATTGCAGTTACTTGTAGTTTTTCTGCGTTATCTAGGGTAGGTAGAGTGTTAGCTAAATGAGCAGTAGCAAAGAAAGGTACAGCGGGCATACGAGCCCCTTCACCAGATTGAAGTACAAGGCTTGTACCAGCGGTAGCAGAAGAGGGAGCAGTTAAAACCGTCCCTGTTGCAAAATCTTTTTTATTGGACATTTTGCCCTCCTAAGCAGCGTCTTGAAGTTCGATGTCGAATGTGTTTATAGTCATAGTGTTACCGTCTGTAACTGCCTGTGACGTGCATGTAGTAACAAAGTAAAGGACGGACGATCCGTCTGTTCCTGCGATGTGAGTAGCTGTGCCTGAGTCTGTGACTGTTACGCCTGTCTGTTCTGCAAGTGTGACCTTGCGTCCTGATGTGTCTCCAGCTGCTTGAGACCAGTCTGAACCGACTCCAGCTGTTACTGCGACATTACCAAGTGAGTGTGCTCCACCTGTAGTTGCATTTCCGTATGTTGTAGGTGTATCTTGGCATACATCTATCCTGTCCGTATTTGCGATTAAGATTAAAAGCATAGCGTCTAGCTGTGCGTCTGGTACTAATTTAGCGATAATTTTATCCTTCTTCCTGCAAACTTGTTATTTGTTTCCTTCAAGCAGGTTTTGCAGCCCCTACTGTTAGGTCTATCTCTTCTTCGAGATATGTTGTTCTTTGTGAACTTATGCCCATTTATACACTTGGTTTTAGCCTTGTTTATGCTAGCGTGAGTTATATCTGACCGCATAAGGTTTTCTTTTGGTGTTACCAGTTCTAAATGTTCTGGGTTGATACATCGTCTGTTTCTACAGAGATGATCTACTTGCATACTTTTTGGTATGTCTCCTGTAAACAGCTTGTACATCTCTCGATGAGCATAAACCTGTTTATTTTTTGGTTGCCGGGCGTGCAATCTTCCATATCCCGTCCCCTCGTCTATTATGGCACATTCCCAGCAATCCTTGTTCATCATGAACGAAGACAATAATCTTTCGATTAAGTTTTTTGCTGGTTTTGCCATTATTTATTTTCTTTTTTCAATTTATTTTCTTTTCGAGCCCTATATTCTACAGTTGTAAAATTCTTTACGATTAGGCTGTCTGGTTGAATAACGTGATTTGTTTTAATTGTTTGCATTGTATTCCTTTATGAATGTTTCAGCAGACGCTAGATCTACTTCGTCTAATTGTACCGCACCTTTGTTGGAAGGTACAAGGCAAACATTGCCCTGTACTATCCATGTAAGGTTAGCGTCTTTTCTTATAGTTGCTTCTACATCCGGCTTCCAACCTATTTTGATTGCTTGCATGAATGTATTTAGCATATTAGTAAAGAGCCACTAAGTCAGTAGCAGCAGTTCCAGTTGCGTATACTCGCTTAACTGATACAGGCAATATAGCACCGGCAGGTACAGCAACGAAAGTAACAGTGGTGTCACTCTCGGTGTCAACCTTTACAGCACCAGCTACGCCCACGTAGACACCCTTAGAAGCGATTGCAGGAAGGTCTACTGTATTACTTGGGGTAATTGCAGCAGCGTTCATTGCGGTTGATTTCCAGTAGTTATCAGAGCGTATCATATTAAACTCCGTATGCTGGGTTATCGTTGGTTGGGTTCAAGTGCCATGTTGGATTGTAGTAAAAGATCGTGTAACCAGTAGCTCCATCAGGTGCAGTAGTCGGTGTGACCGTGTTAGATTCAATTGCAGTTGTGCTGTTAGCGTTTGCAGCAGCAGCTTCTAAAGCTTTTACTCCAGAGATGTTAGTTAAAACATTGAATACTGTCGCTGAAGTAGTTCTGTGTGAAAGACCAATCTTGTCACCAGTACCGACTGTTACAGTTGCTCCAGTACCATCAAAAGCAGGTAGTGCTACAGAAGCAACAGTTCTAAATGCTTTATTACCAGTTAAAGTTTCAGCTGTATTTTCAGTTGTAGAAAATGTTTCGGTGATAGTTGCACCTTCAGAGTTTGTACCAGTAACTACGATGTCTCCATCAGCAGGGACATCAGCAGCTGTACCGCCTAGAGTAACTGTTAGGTTACGAGCGACATCAGGAGCCGTTAGACCGTCTGTGATTGATTGTGTTCCTGCTGTAGAAGCTGTAGCAGCTAAAACGCCGTCTGCGTCAGCAGCAGCTAGAACCTTCTGTGTCTTAGTATATGCAAAAGATACGGACAGGATGTTCTTCTCAGAGTTAGCACCGCTATCTCCGAAAGTATGTCTGTTGTACCTTCTAGTTTTAATAATTCGTGTCATGTATTTTTCCTTTTATGTTCGTTCTAGCGATCAGGAGGGTTATCCCTCCATCACGCCATTCGTTTAATTTATTGTAACTTGGTGAGTATGTATTCGTATGTGACAAGACCGACACAATGTTGTTATATCTCCTCTGTAGCCAATATGCAACTCACCAAATTGTTAAAGAACAGGTGCTATAGTGTCTCCACTCTAGCTGTTATCCCCAAGACTTCCGTAAACTCCGCGCCAGTCTGAGAAACCAACACTCCAACGACATGAAACTTTCCATTTCGCTATCTCGTTGTCAAAGCTGTCATCCATAGATGGACCAACAATACCCGTATCTTTACGAGTGAACCAGTTAAGGCTGTGTTGTGTGCTATCTAGAACGAACCATGCAGTGTCAGAACCACCAGCAGCAGTACCAAGGTAATCCCAAACAACAACTTCTAATTTACCCTTGTAAGGGTTGATGTCGTTGTTAGCTGTACCAGTACGTTGCATAGATTCAACAAGGATGCGTGCTTCTTTTTCAAGAGCAGGAGCGACTAATAGTACATCAGGCTGAACGAGCATAAGCTCACCCTTCTCATCTTTAGTTGCACGCATTGTAACTAGAGCTACTTCAAGTGAGTCTTCGTCAAGATCAGCAGTTGTTAAGTTACCTTGCACTAATGTAGGAAGTGCAGAACTTGTGTGTGATGCACTAAATAGTGCAGCGCCATCACCTGATGTGAACGCAGCGAGACCGCCACCACCAGCTGTAAAGCCATGGTTAAAGATATCAGCAGCAGATTGCTCCATTGTGAAGACCTTTGAACGAGCCAATGCACTAGGCATTTTCTTCATTACATTAGTCTGGTCGTCTTCGTACATCTCTTCGGTAATCTTAATACCCTTTGAGAACTTTTTGTGGATATAACGTACGTCGTATCCCTGTTTTGCGTCTTCGTAGCTGATGGATTCACCTTCAGCTGTTTCGACTAGTTTGCTGAGACCTGAAGCAGCACTATCTTTTTCGTCATCTGAACTTGATGTTTCAGTATGAAAGATTCTACTTCGCATCTGTTCGACACCACTCTCAGTGAGGTGGTATACAGTACGGATGTTCTCATCAAGCAAGTCTGCCCAATTATCGCGATTCATATTATTTTATCTCCGTTTTTTTAATTTTTATTTAAAGCTTGAATGCTGATTCAGCAATTACGTACAGACCATAAGAAGTGTCATCTGAATAAGGTGCAACCTGAGGATTAACCTCGATTAGCACAACTTGTCCAGTTGTAGCACTCTTAGTGCTTGTGTCAATGACCTGAGCGCCAGCAGCACCCGTTAGATCGTAGTAACTTCCTACGTCACCTATGACAGCAGCGCCGCCAGTTTCATCATTATCGATGAGGAATTTAGTACCTGGGTCACACTCGATACGAGCGCTTACAGATCCACCTGAGTCACCAGTAGCAGTAGTTTGTGATCGTCCAACTAGTTTAGCACCAGTAATTGATGCGTTAGTTACACGTCCACTTGCGAACTTTACGAAGTCACCTTCGTTAACAGTTACACCGTTTGCTACAGGGAATTCGACGACAACCATATTGTGTCTGCCGGTGATGTTTCCAACATTTTCTGTGTTAGACATATTTTTTATTCTCCGTTTTTCTAAGCGTTTATTTTATTTTTCTTTGCAAGTTCACGGGCTTTTTTAACATCTGAATCAGATATTCCCCAGCGTGACATTTGTTTTCTTTGTTCTCCAGAGAGATCATTCTTTTCTATGTTAGCTTTTTTACTTGCCTGTGCGTTTGATGAAGCGGTTGATTCCTTCATCTGGTTCACTGCTTCGGAGTGCTTATCGCTCACGTCGCGTCCCATAAATTTCCAAGATTGCATAAGCAATTCCTGTACTGATGGTCGTTTACCTAGTGCAAGACCAGCTTGTTCTAGTTGACCAACTGTATCAACAAATTCTTTTTGTAAAGAAGGACTACCCATAAGCTCTGAGTGATTTTCGATGAAGTTATCCATTTGACCGGTCTTCTCCGCTTTTCGCTCGTTGACCAATTCCGCGAGAATAGGATCAACTGATTGCTTACTGTCCTTAGATTCGTCTTTAGACTTGTTGTCCTTAGATTCGTCTTTGTCTTTACTGTCGTCTTCGTTAGTGCTTTTATTAGCTTCTGCTAATTTTCGCGCTTCACGAGAACTATTGGTGTAGGCTTCCTCGAGACTTTTTACATACTCTTCGGCGCTGTCACCTTTTAAGTGAGAAAATCTCTTTTCAAACTTGTTTTCTGATGATTTTTGATTAGAATCGTCTCCGGCATTCGATTTGTCGTCTTGGTTTTCACCATCTACTGAATCGTCGCTTTGATCGTTCTTGTTCTTGTCATCTTCCATTCTTTCCTCCTAGAGCCTCTTACGGTTTTAATGTAAGCGGTTTATCTAATATTGATTATACGTGCAACTACCCGATGAGGTAGTTAATTATATAATCAATCATCACCTTGTTTGTTTATTTTCTTGTATATCTCGTGAACTTTTCCGGCTATCCATTGGTCTTCTAGGATGCGTCCGCGGTATTCACTGACTTGGCTGAAATCTGTTGTTTCCGAGATTCCAACCATACTCAAGTTTTTTTGTCTTTGCACCAACACTTTTTCGATTAGAACTTTAAAACCAGGGCTTTTCCATAGGTCATGGATCTCCTGTTGTTCTTTAGGCGTTAATTTAATAACTGCTTGATCTTGTAGTGGGCTATTCATACGTTCTCCTTTATAATATACATAATCGGTTTAATATACAAACTATACAGTTCCTTCAGTACCAGATTGATCATCACCAGCTTCACCGACTATAGAGCTAGACTGCATATCGACAGGTGGTTTATTAACTGGTAGTCCACCGGCTATAGGGTTTGCTGCACCTCCACCAGCGCCACCAAGACCTTGTAGGTCTCCAGCAGTTCCAGTAGCAGGGTTGTTCTCGTGTTCACCAACGATGTGATCCATGAATAGTGCTTGAGTCTTGTCATCAAGTTTTTCAAACGTAGTAGTCTCTGTAAACTGCAGGTGCATCAACGTGTGTAGCTCGGTAGCATCCTTGGTAGATTCAATGAAGTTACCTTCAGACATAAGAACGTTCTCACGTTCCGCAAGTTCCATCCAGTCTTGATCAGTCTTTCCACCTTGAGTAGTCCATACTTCAGGATCTTCTTCGTTGATCTCAACAAAACGACGGACAGCACCAGGGATATCAACTTCTTTAATAAGATTAGGGTTAAGCGCAAGAAGCGTGAACATCTCGTTAACCTTAGCTTGCTGTAAAGGCTTAGACAGTACAACGTGAGCAGATGCTTTAACTGTAACGTCCCAGTCACCGTCTAGGAATCGAGAAAACTCTTTAGTAAGTTTAAGCATAGAGAATCCGTTAACATCTGTAGACAGCAACTTCTCTTCTTCCATACCTTCTTCTTTATACAGTGAGAAGCTACGACCCTTAACCTTTATATTGCGGAAACTGTTGCGAGTATCAACTTCGTTGTTAGGTGAAACAATTCGTTCTACCTTAGGTATAGGGTAGAAGAACTTAATGTTAGACCACTTCAAACGACCTACGCGTGTGAGGGTGTCCATTTCAGCTAGACGGTTAATCATGTTGATACGTTTCTGAGACTGTTCCTTTAATAGAGCAGCTTCAAATGCAGTGCCACCAACGTTTACACCTTGTACGCGATCATCGATACCAGTAGCACGACGGATATCCTCAAGGATAATGTCTTCCATTCGGTAGTAAGAAGATGGGGTATCACCATAGTCAAGGGGTTGCATGACTTGGCTGAGAGGTAGTCCGTTTGTATCGACTTCAATCAATCCACCAGGACGGGATATAAGATCTTCTTCGTCCAAGTCGAATAGAGAGTTACTAATAAACATCTGGTTAATCTTTAGTTTGGTTCTATCTAATGCAATTCTTCGTAGTGCTTGGCGCTCTTCAGTAAGGGGCATGATGACGCGAGGTATACCCATGCCGTAAATGCGACCTGGTACGTCGTAGAAAGTGAATACACCGATAGGTAGTTCTTTGTGCCGGAAAGGTATTGGTCCTGTAAAGACTAAGTAATTGTTAACGAGTAGGTCATAGCTATCATCACCTCTATTGAAATAATGCAGCAGCTCAACATCCTGGTCTGTCATATCTTCAGCACGTTGGAAGAAATGTACGTTAGCAGCAGTTTCACCAGCAGCCTGTACTTCGTCTACGTGGTGATAACCTTTACGTCCACCATATTTTCGCTTGAACTCATCGATGTGCATTACTTCACGGTGGACCATGTCAATAGCGTAGTCGATGTGTCGTGCGCCTTCATCAATATATATGAACTCGTTATCGATCCATTCTGTATAAGTGTCGTCCATGTCAACGATTTCACGAGTCTCATAGACAAGCTCACCATCTTCATCTATTGATACTGGGTCTCGTACTGTTCGCTTCTCCAGCTTATATCGCTCCATCAAGAATGAAGTACCACGTATAGCAGAGACTTTACGGGCTAGGTATTGCTGATAATCAAAGCCGGTTCGATCCATGTTGTAGTTCATGAGATCATTTCCAAGCTGTTCTACTTCTGCGTCAGAGTTTTCAACTGGACTAATAAAGGGACGTGAGTAACGTTCAAGTGATTCTTGCTGATGAGATTCGATAGCAGCGAAGCCGTCTGGTAGGACTAAGTTAGCTCTCCAGTCGCCGTTAGCTTTCTTTGGGATGTACTGTTGATAATTCTTGTCGCCGAAGTCCCAATCGAGTTCAGCTTCCTTGCGGAGTTCAGAGTCTTTCATCGCTGTGTAGCGTTCAAATACTCTTTTTCTTTTGTTTCTTTCGGTTTTTGTGTGAGCCATTTATTTCCTTTTAATATCCGCTAATTGGACTTCTTGGTTTGAGTGATGTGTCAGTTCCAGACTTTTTACGACGCTGCTTTCTTTTGTGTGATTTTCGTCCAGGCGGGGTTGCAATTTCAAGTATCGTCGCTACAGCATCAATAATATCATCATGCTTGCCTTTAGGGAAGTGCATCAACTCATCCTCTAGCTCTTCTAGCTGACTGGATTCAGCTACATGAAACATCCTACCAAATTCATAGAAAGGAGCCAAGGCTCTAATGCGCTCTTCTTTTGACTTGTGGCGTGATGCAATTTTTTCAACCGGCAACCATATGCCACGTCTTTTTTGCTCACTATTAAGAGTATACTCAATACTCTTTTGAGATCCTACTGTCTCCAAAGCTATACGCCTTGGCTGGTACTTTTGGTTCCAGTCAAACATTAAGTTAACAATATCCGAGTAAGTCATCTTTGCACGGTGTATGTTACGTATGTATAGTTGCTGCTCAAAGTCCATGCCGACTAGAGCGAATGCTGCATAATCAGAGTACTCTCCGTCATAAGAAGGGTCTATCGCAAGAAACCAATTCATAGGCTTGTCCTTGACTAGCTCCCAACTGATCTTCTTGAATGAAGATCTCTTAAACGTAGCAGTCGCACTATCAATAGGATTGTTTTGATACTGACAGCTAAATATGTACGAACCCTGGGACTGGCGCATCTCATCTAGGAAATTTTGGTCTAGCCTTTCCGGGAACAACAAAGACCCATCCTCTTGTATGGCTTGTTTAATCATGATGTTGAACCGATGCGCTTCATTATCTATAATGTGCTGGAAAAGATCGTTATAGTCCCACCGAGTACCGATAATGATCATAGGCTTCTTAGGGTCCAGTAATGAGAACGCCAGCTTATAGTGATCAATAACCTGTTCGATCTGCTCCTTAGAAGTAATGTTCTTCTCCGAGTGAAGGTCATCCCCGATGATTAGATCATAGTGCATACCGTTCTTAGTGACATCAATGCCTGAGCAAGACACGCTAGCTTCTTTACGACGACGCGTACGTGAAGACATGTTCACCTGAGAGTCAGTCCACAAATCATTCCGCTTATTGTCATCCGGATATGATCCATAGATATGGTGATAGATCTCACGCAACTGTGAGTTACCTTCTAGGTGTCCCTTGATCTCAGATAGAAAAGCCTTAGACTTAGCAAACGTCTCAGAGTCAATAAGGATACGTATGTCTCTGTCATTCAGTATGTTTTGTATAGTGAATCCAATAGTAACGATAGAACTTTTAAGTGTCCCACGAGGCATCATGAACAAACACTTGTTCTTTGTAACGTCGAATCCCTCAGGTAGTTCGTGCTGCTTAGGATCAAAGTTAGGCAGTAGTGGTTTAGTATAGTCACACATCTGACGGTGTGTCCGTTCGGTAATAAGATCACCGCCGCCGAGGATATACTTGCAGAGGTAGAACAGATCAGTCTGTGCTTTCTTTGCGATTATATCTAGTCCTAGTTTCTTAGCGTTATCAAACGCGCTGTCTAAATCACTTACGTTCATCTGTTCCTACTATCTTTTCAAACATTCTTTGTATTGGGTTCATTAAGTATGGTGAGTGCATTAATAAAGTTGGATTATCTGCGTCTCTAACTGGGTGACACCAGCACCCTTCTCCTACGACTACGTGGGATACGCCATTGTTAGGCAAACAATGAACGAACTGGTTATCAGGTTCAAGATTCTCTGTCATTTATAAAGAATACCACAGTCATCATCCAGACTGTGTATCCCAAGAGAATTTAAAAAAGTGGGTGAGGGTATTTGGAGTGGGGGAGTCTGTCGTTAAGTGCGAGGAGTAAGGTGGGATGATACCGCTTATCCTATGATTTATATACTATCACAAGTTAGGCTTGACATGAACTGCATGCACTCGTGTATACTCCAAGGCACGCTCAGTTATGGGCAGTAATTTTAAACAAGTTGTGAGTAGTAGTGAGGGTACAAGTGCTATCACGTGAAGGATTTATGGTCTACCATATACATGGACTGACCTGCCCTCTCTCATGCTCATAACATAAACAAGGAAACAAAGAGCGCTACACGTTCGCCATTATGTTATTAGAACTATTACTAGTAGGTGGATTAGCAACCGCCCCAATAGACACTACAGCAATAAAAATCTTTGAAGAAAATAAAATAGAACTGGTCATACCAACACCAGACCCAATGACTACACTACCCGAACCTGAACCAGTCATCACACCCCAAGAACAATTACAAATCAATATAGACACAAACGTGAACAACTGTGACGAGTCTTTGTATTGGATTAGCGCCGAGAACGCCACGTGCCTCGCCAAACCAGTATATACGCAACAATCTACAGTAAGTACCGTTACACGCGCTTACAGTGGGTCTAGGGGTGGGTACGCATATGGTAACTGCACCGCATACGCA